AAAGCGTATATATAGGAATAGGGGGTACAAGAATATATAGATGTATATATAGAGAGACTAATTTTTTCGGGCTTAATCTCTTTATATAAGGGTCTAAACCTCGCCAGAAAAATATCCCGGGTTTCCGGGGCTGATTAAAAAATAGTCAGTTGTGTCTCCTATAAGAGAAATCTCGGTGGAGATAAAAATGATACGCAAAATAAACCCAGTGGCTAGAAGTATGTTATCTTTGAGGAAGCCACCACAAGTTGTTAAGCCTAAGAAAGGTAAAGGTAGTTACACTAGAAAGGGTAGGAGGACAGGGCGTGGATAACAGGAAGAAATTAGCTTTATTGAAAGAGGCTCGAAAGCGTAAGCTTATAAAAGAGTATGAGACTAATTTTAAGGCGTTTGCTGAAGATCAGGTAAAGATTATTACTAAAGACGCTAAGAAAGGTTTTGTACCTTTTACTTTTAATGAGGCTCAAGATGTAATTAACACAAAACTAGAAGAGCAGTTAGCTAAAGATAAGAAGGTTAGGGCTATTATATTAAAAGCCAGACAGCAAGGCATATCTACTTATTGTACTGCTCGCACTGCATGGAAGAGTTATTTTACTCCGCACGCGAGGTCTGTAGTAATGGCGCATGATAGCGCGACTTCAGACGCATTGTTTACTATGAGCAAAAACCTTATTCAGTATATGGATGATGAGTTTAGGCCATCACTAGTAGCATCAAACGCGAAGGAGATTAAATTTGAGCACAATCAAGCAGGTTATAGGCTATACACGGCTGGTTCGCCAGAAGCCGGCAGAGGTACTACTCCATCAATTGCTCACCTATCGGAGGTGGCATTCTGGACATTTGATGAGAAGATCCTTGCAGGATTATTCCAAGGTATTTCCCAAGCTGATGGAACGGAAGTTATACTTGAGAGTACGGCTAATGGCGCGTCGGGTGAGTTCTATAGACTCTGGCGCTCTGCTGTACAAGGCTACGAGAGAGGCGAGTCAGAGTATGTTCCGATCTTTTTGCCATGGTTCATTACTTCCGAGTATAGAAGGGAGGCTCCCGAGTCTTTTGAGCCAGATACTCAAGAAGAAGGGCTTATTAAAGAGTTTGGGCTTGACTATGACCAGCTATACTGGCGCCGTCTTAAGATCGCGGAGTCGGGCGAAAGAAAGTTTATGCAAGAATACCCGGCCTACGCGGAAGAAGCGTTTCTTGTTTCAGGATCAAGCGTCTTTGATATGAAGAAGCTAATAGACATGGAGCCATCTGCATACTTGAAAAAAATGAGGTTCGATCTAGACTCGAAGATTTGGCAAGATAGTTCAGAAGGCGATTTAGAAGTCTATAATTATCCAGGCACCCACGAGCCCTACGTAATAGGAGCTGATGTATCTTTAGGCGTAGGTCAAGACTATAGCTCAGCGGTTGTTCTAAGTAAGGATAGACAGGTTGTTGCTCTATATAGAAACAATCGTATAGATCCTAGTAAGTTTGGTGATTTGCTTTTTTATTTAGGCAGGTATTATAATAATGCCTTGCTCGCTGTTGAAAGTAATTCAATGGGTATTGCAACTTTGCAAAAGCTTGATGATTTGAGCTATGTAAACCTGTATAGGCAAACAAAGATTGCAGCTATTAATAAAGAAGAAGGCGAAAGATTAGGATTTAGGACTACAACAGCAACTAAGAGTACGATTATAGGTAATTTAAAGAATGCTATTGAAAACGAGGACGTATATGTTCCGTGTCCTATCATGATACAAGAACTTAAAGATTATACTGCTACTGAAACAGGTAAGACTGAGGCTGCACCAGGATGTCATGATGATACAGTCATGTCATTAGCTATTGCATTAGAGGTTTTAAGAACTCATTGGGATAAAATAGTTACGCATAAGGTTGCATGGAATCAAAGGTGGCAAAACAATTTAGAAGATAATACGGCATGGATATAGTGTCCCCTATAAGAGATTATCCGCCAAATGATTTACCTAGAACAAAGCTTGTATGGCGAGACAGTAAAGGTAATAAGTGGCGAAAGTATGTGCGATATACTGAGGTTCCTAATTATGCTATAGAATGGCTAATAGTTCCTGAGTTTATAGCACCACAAGAAGGATCAGAACACGCAGAAAGCTATGTACATGAGGACTGGTATAGAACTAGGTGTGGACATAGAGTTGACTTATGTCAGTGCGTATTACAAGAGAGGGAATTCAAATGAGTAGAGACGGAAAAATGCATCCGAATTCTTTGAAGAACTTGAAACCCTTCACTCGAGAAGGTGCGCGCGAGGGACAACGCAACTCTGTTATAGCGCGCAAAGCGAACAAAGAGGCGCGAGAAGCGCTAAAACTATCTATGAGTGATTGGAAAGAATTAAGAGACGAATTAAAAGACGAAGCTCCAAGCGCGTTAGACGTGCTGAAGGTTGCAATGATGAAAGCTCTTGCAGTCGAAGACATGGATGAAGCTACTCGTCTAGCTACTGTTCTCGCAGAATTTGAGGCGCCGAAACTTCAAAGACAGGATATTACGCAAGTTACTAAGACTAGCGACATGTCAGATGAAGAGCTTCAGAAGGCAATAGAAGAATTAGGGTTCGGATTTGAAGGAGACAGATCCGTCCTAAACTAGTTCCCGTTGTCCTCACTACTCCGGCGGAAGTAGGGGAAAAATCCGCCATTTAACTCAATATAAATATAGTACAGGAGAAAACTATGTTAATGTTTAAGAAAACATGGGTCTTAGAAGAAGACTATGCGGCAGGAGATCGCATTGATATTTATCACGATGGTTTAGGTCGCATGCATATTGAAAGGCATGTATCACCAGAAGAACGAGAACAGATTCAAAAGAAGAGGCGACTAAAGGCGCTTCGAGAAGAAATTGAGCTGCTTGAAAAAGAAGTAGCATAGGAGACGATATATGAGTGTAGAGACCTTTTTACGTTGGAAAATACTTCCTCGATTTATGATGTTGGTTTCTACACTCATGTCTTGGCGATGCGCTGAATGGTTTATGGCTTTACCTGAACCAACAGGCGCACAGTCGGCCTTTGTATCCGTAGTTATGGGTGTTATGACCGGCGTATTCGGAATATGGATGGGTCATGAACATAAGGATTTAAAGCCATGAATATAATGATTTGGGCGCTAGTATTAACTGTATGCACTGCAGATGGTAAATGTTTTAATCAAACGGTACAATGGTTTGATAAAGAAAACGAATGTTTACGCTATAAACAAATATACGAAGATATACCTAAAGATGGTAGTTGGGCATCTGTTGAATACAAATGCGGTATTGTTGGAGCACTGGAGACATGAAAAGTCCGTGTGTAAAGATTTGCAAGTTAGATCCTACGGGTCGCTATTGTATCGGATGTGGTAGAACATTAGAACAAATAGAGGAGGCTGGAAATGTCGATCGAAGTCGGAGGAGAAACCTTTAGTGGTCTCAATAAACCAAAAAGAACACCGGGACATTCCGGCTCGTCTCATGCCGTAGCTGTTCGTAATCCTAAGACTGGAAATCCGAAGCTAATTAGGTTTGGCCAGCAAGGAGTAAGCGGCGCAGGTAAAAATCCTCAGTCAAAAAAGGACAAAGCTAGGCGTAGATCGTTTAAGGCGCGTCATCGTAAAAACATAGCGAGAGGTCCTCTGTCAGCCGCGTATTGGGCTGATAAGGTGAAGTGGTAATGTCTAACGTTAAAAGCTCATTAGCAGCTAAAGCTAAAAAATCAGGCCTTCCGTTAAGCGTTCTTAGAAAAGTGTTTAATAGAGGAATGGCAGCATACAGACAAAGTCATAGACCTAGCGTAAAGTCGCCACAACAGTGGGCCCACGCTAGAGTAAACGCATTTATAAATAAAAAGCCCACAGTATGGGGTAAAGCTGATAAAGACTTAGCTAAGCAGGCGCGTAAATAACCCAGGAGCGGTATATGTCGAGATTCATACAAGAAGTTAAAAGGCCAAGTAAACCTAAAAAAGAAAGTACAAAAGAACTGTCTAAACCAGGATCTTATACTGTCAAGGACTTGGAAAATAGTAAAAAGATTTATTCTAATACGGGAGGTAAATACTGATGGCCGACCCGATGGGATACAAAGAGCCTATTACAGACGAACAATTAATTAATCTTATTGAAAGCGGAGTTCAAAACTCTACAGGAGATTGGTTAAACTCTTCTGACTTGGCTCGTGAAAGACTGAAAGCTACTTACGAATATGCAGGAGTAGCTGATGCACATTTAACTCCACAAGGAGTCTCGTCAATTGTAGATACCTCAACTACTGAAGTTATTGAGGCTTACACAGCTATATTATCAGATCTGTTTTTGAATAATCAAAAGCTTGCGCGCTTCGTGCCATACGACGATAGTCCTGGCGCGTTTAAAGCTGCGAAAGATGCTTCTGCTATAACTAACTATTGCTTATTTAAGAAGAATAATGGTTGGGAACTTATGCAACAGTGGATGAAGTCTGCGTTGCTTTGGAAAAATGCAGTTTGTAGATGGGACTATGTTGAAGATTACGATTATGCATTTGAAGAATACGAAGAAATAAGTCAAGCTAAATTAGACGAATTACTTTCTGACGACAACATTGAAATAATCGGTGAACTTCAGTTTGAAAACGTTACACGTATTGACGAACAAACAGGTGAAGACGCTGTTGAGCTAATGTACGTTGATGTGCGAGTTAGAAAAACAATAAATAATTCTCGCGTAAAAGTAGAGCTTATTCCACCAGAAAATTTTAGAATTTCTAGAGATTGTCAAAGTATTGATGAGTCGCAGTTTGTAGGTATTCAAACAGACATGACTCGTTCTGAAATACGAAAGTATTGGCCAGAAGTAGCAGAGTCTATTGAAAGCTGGGACGAGCTAGGACACAGTGATAGCTGGTTAGGAGCATCTAAATACGCTCAAGATGTTGCAGCTAGAAAACATGTTGTCGGACAAGAATATTGGCAGGGATCTACGCAGCACGAAATTATGCCGTTAGAGGCAAACAGAGAAGTTACTGTTACTGAGTGCTGGTTGAGAGTTGATCGTGATGGCGACGGTATAGCTGAGCTTAAGAGGTTTATTGTTGTTGGAAGTCATATACTATATGAAGAAGATACAGACGTTATTCCGCTGGCCTCTATCGTTCCATTCGATATTCCACACGAATTTTATGGCCTATCAATGGCAGACTTTACTAGAAGCTCTACTCTTGCTTCTACTGCTATTTTACGCGGCTTTGTAGAAAATACATATTTAACTAATTATTCGCCTAAGTTGGCTGATCCAAACGTAGTAGATTTTTCTGCTCTTCAAAATATGAAGCCAAAGCAGATTATTCCTACTAACGGTAATCCAACTGGCGCAGTTCAAACCTTATCACCAGAAGCTATTTCTACCGGGACTGTTCCGCTGTTGACTCACTTGCAGTTAATAAAAGAACAAGCTACTGGTATGTCAAAAGCTGCTCAAGGTTTGAACGATACATTATACGTTTCAGGTAACTCTGAACAAAAACTTTCCGCTGTCCAATCCGCAGCCCAGAAGCGCATTCAACATATTGCGCGGCGATTTGCAGAGACAGGCTTTAAGCGGTTAATTGCTGGCATCTACGAAACCATGCATAAGAATATGAAAGGAAAATATACTTACAATCTTGATGGCGTATATGGTTCAGTAGATATGGACGCACTTCCTTCTAAGATGGACGTACAGATTTTCTTGGACATTGGCGAAAATTCTAATATGTCAATGATTAACAAGTTATCTAAGATTGGTGCAGAAGTTCTGCCAGCTCTCAATCAGCAAGGCGCTGGCATGGTTATTAAAAGAGAGGCACCAGCAGTTCTTGCTACGAAGCTTATTGAAGCTATGAACTTAGACAGTAATGACTTTTTAGAAGATTATACTACTGACGAGTTTAAGCAAAAAGCTATGCAAGCTGTAGAACAGCAAAGTAAGATGGCTCAAATGACAAAAGAAATAGAACAACAAAAGGCTCAGGCTGATGTTCAACTTTCTCAAGCTAATGTAGCCTATACTACTGCTCAAGCTAGAAATACTATGGAAGATAACGCAAGAGCGCTTGCAGTATCTATTGATAAGCATTTCCAAGAGTGGGCGGATCTTACTATTAAAGCAACAAAAGAAGGCGCTCAAATGCCGCCACATCCGGGCTTTGATGAAATACTTCAAATGGCTCAAGGCATTATGATGGCCGCTGAAAAACAAGGATGATAAATGGATAAATACCGTAAGGCAGCCGAGAAGAGGCTGGGTAATAATAAATCATACGGTAGACATAAGGTTCATCCCGACGAATTGGCGCGATTGGCTCATACTAAGGGTCATTTCGCTGCCAAAGAGCGGGACGAATTTTTTGAAGAAGCGTATGGTGAAGTTTTAGTGGAATATTTTATTGAATGGTTAAAGACAGATCCTCATGAGACAAAGACTCGAGAGTTTCTGTATTCAGCCGCTATGGCTTTAGGTAGTGTAAAAGAAAAGCTAATAAGCTTTGAGACCTATGGTAAAAATATTCCACATTTAATGGAGGACGACGAAGATGAGAACAATTGATAATGAAAAGCTACTTAAGAATGTTACTGATATGATTAATCTTCTTGAGTATGACTCAATGCGTAGTAGCGGCAAAGCTAAAATTAACGCCGCTAATTTACGAGATTTAATTGAATTGCAAAAACATTATACTGCAAAAATTAATTCTAGTAAGCAACCTGTAGCAGCTAAAGTAGTTGCTAAGAAAAAGGAGGCTAAATAGATATGGCTGAAGCACAAACAGACTCTACCCAGTTGGATGACTCTGTAGCTACAGATAGTCAAACTGAAGCATCTCTTCTGGATAACATTATGCGGAACACATCGTTCCTTGATGCAGAATCTTTACCCGAGCAGGAAGAGGTACCTCAAATAGACACGGAAGAATCTGACGAAGAAGTACCCGAAGCGTCAGAGGAAGACGATACTGAAGAAGTTGAAGAGGAAGTAGAAGACGAAGAAGATGATACCGCTGATGAGGATGCCGACGATGAGTCCGCTACCCAAGAAGCAGAGGTTTATTCTACTGACGATCTTGACTTGGAGGCTAAAGTAGTTGTTAAAATAGACGGCGAAGATACGGAAGTTTCCTTTGGTGACCTTATTAAAGGTTACTCTACTGAACAACATCTATCAAAGAAGGGTCGTGAACTCGGTGATGCAAGACAGGAGATGGAGCAAGAGTACCAACAAAAGTTGGAACAAATCGAAAGTATTACTCAAGCTTCAGCAGCTGTCCTATATTCTGACGAACAAAAGTTTGCGAAAGAATACCACGATCTCGAGGCTAAAATTGAAAAAGCCCGAGAAGAAGGCGATAATTATGAACTAAGTGAGCTTAAAGATAAGCGTGAACAGGTTCAGAAAAATTATTGGACTTCTAGAAATAATCGCGAAGAGCTTATGAAGCAGGTAGAACAAAACGTTCAAAAGCAAAGTGAGCAAATGTGGCAGGAACAAATCGACTATTTTAATGAGACTATTCCTTCACTAATTCCAGACTTTAGTGAAGATACCGCAAAATCTATCAGGCAATTTGCCTTAGATGAAGGTATTTCTGCAGAAGTTTTAGACGCGATTGCAGATCCTATGATTGTAAAGTTTGTTGACGATTACAGACGCCTAAAACAAGGTGTAAGTAAAGGCGCAGCTAAACGTAAAACAGTCGTAGCTAAGAAGGCGCCTTTAAAGAAGTCAAAGCCGGCTGCTAAAAAGAAACAAGCAGCTAGCGAAAGAACTCGAGATAGGGTGCTTAGTGGTAACGCAGACGAATCAGAACAAATGGACTTTCTCCGTGGCCTTGCAGAACGCTCTTTAAATCTTTAGTACCGTTTTGGAGGTAATAAGAAATGGCTACAACTCTCGGTGTACGCGGTGTAGGTGGACCAGCCGGACCAGCTCGCGCGTCTAACAAAGATGTCTCACAACGTGAGGATCTTGCTAACTTTATCACGATGATTACTCGTGATGAGACCCCTTTTATTTCATCTATTGGTAAAACCAAAGCAACTGCTATTTACCATGAGTGGCAAACAGATACTCTTGAAGCCCCAGGTTCTTCACGGATTCCTGAAGGCCAAGACTTTCTGGAGCCAGCATCTGGTGGCGCAACAGGCACTCCTGCCGTTGGCGACAAGTTTGCTGAAAGCGGCCCAACACGCTCTCGTTTGGGTAACTACACTCAGATCAATGGTAAGACTATCGCTGTATCAGGCACACGCCGTGCAGTAGATCAGGCTGGTATTGCTGATGAGTATGCTTATCAACTGAAAAAGCGTGGCACAGAGCTGCGTCGCGATGTTGAGCATGATATGGTTCATGGCTATAACGTGTCCGCTGCAGTAGGCTCTCAAGGTAATACTGCACGTTCTGCAGGTGGCTTTCAGTCGTTTATTAACGCTGCTGCTACTGTAGATTACGTAGGTGAATTCCAAGCTCCTTCAGCTGCAGGCACAGGTGCTGGCGCAGACGCTGCAGGTACAGCTATTGCTCGCTCAAGCATTAACGGCTCAACTACTGCTCCTGATCGTGATCCACTAGCATTGGCTAATATTGACAGTGTTATGCAAAAGATTTACCAGGAAGGTGGTAAAGCTACTCGCGTTATGGTTTCACCAAAGCTGCGTCGTGACTTCTCTGACCTAATGGTTGGCGACACAGGTGTACGTCGTAATCTTGACGAGGCAGGCAAACTGCGTCAGTCAGTAGACGTGTACATGTCAGACTTTGGCGATATTATGGTTATGCCTAACTATATCATGGGTCTTACAAATAACATTGCATTTGACGGTGACGACAACGTTGCTCACTCAGGTGCAGGTGTAACTAACGTTGCTGACTTTGCTGCGTTGATCTATGACCCAATGTGGTTTAACATTGCTACTCTGCGTCCACTTGCAGAAGTAGACGTAGGCCAGAAAGGCGACTCAACTGTCGGCATGATGGTTGAAGAATTTACTCTTGAAGTTCGCAACCCATATGGTTGTGGCGCCATCTACGGCCTCGAGTAGAACTTAATTTTAGGGAGGCTCTAACTAGGGTCTCCCTATTTTTACTGTAGGAGAGTTAAATGAAAAATTGTCCAACTTGCCCGTATCCGGATAAGTGTAATGCGGCAGGAAAATGCGTTAAAATGGCGATGCCTAAGAAAAAGCCACGTCACGCAAATCCAAATCATCCAATGAATACAGAACGTACTGGTCCATCAACTCTCAAAGAAGATCCAGTATATAAGAAATCAGGCGGTAAAATCTATAACTGCCGTTAAATAAAAAGGAGTACAGTAAATGCTAGTTATTCAAACAGCTAACGGGAATACTTACCCCGCAGATACATGTGTATGGCGTACAGCAAAGATTGCTAATTCGCCAAGCTATATTTTAACCCACCTATCAGTGGGAACGCCTAGTGTAGCAGTAACCGCTGCTCCAGCAGCCGCACCAGCTGGCGCTCAGCTAGGTTATATCGGAAAGTCAGGTCGTTTTGTAGCATATACAGAACCGGCTGCCTAGTTAGGAGATAGAGGACATGGCTAAAGATAACGAATTTAAGTTTTATAGTAAAACAGTAGACAAAGACAATACGATTCACGCTGGTTTTGATTTAGAAACCTCTCAATGGGAAGCTAAGCAAAATGTTCAACAGTATATAGAACATGCTCGGCTAGAAAGAGAAAAGGAAGCTTACTATGGCCGTAATAAAAGTGCAGGTTATAGAAAGCTAGCAACAATTCCAGATATTGTAGCTATTAAGATATTTGAAGATCACAAGCTTGATTTGCACGATCCTGCTTTTATGCAAGATCCTAATAATCTTAAAAAGCTTAAGAAAATTTTAATGTCTGAGTATGCTGATTTACTTGTCAACACCTAATTAGGAGGCTATAATGGCAAGAACTTACGGTGAACTTATAGATCTCGTTCGAGATTGGTCGAATAGAGACAACCAAGTTCTTGGCGATGGTATTATAGAAGATTGTCTTAAATACGCGGCGGATAAAGCGTATCGATTTTTAAGAATACCACCGCTAGAAGACATAATTACTTACGGCAGCACAGCCTTAACGGCTGCTACTTCAGAGGCTGCTAACGGACTACCTAGTGTAACAACAGTCGCTTTGCCCGCTGATTTTATAGAGTTTATACAAATTCGAGAAATTGATTCAAACGGCTTAACTACTAGAGTCTTTAATGAAAAGGTCGACATTAGATCTTTTAATGACCTACTTTCCGGTATTCATTATACCAGTGATGGCTATTACTCACGTCAAGCAGGCAATATTTTGCTTGCTCCAGGATTTGGGTTTGGCAGTTTAGGAAACGCAGATAAGATTGAGATTTATTACTATAAAAGACTTCCTGCTTTAGACGCAGCGTACACAGTTACACCTGCTAACTATTCTGCAGGTCTTTTAAACAGCGTGCTTTCTACTACGCCAAGTGCTCAAATACTTTATATCTCTACTGTAGGATCTACATCAACTGCACATACTACATTAGCGGCGGCTACAGCTGCAGGAGGTACTGTGACAACTGAGTACTTTACAGGACAATTAGTACCAAACTGGTTAAGAGACGACAACGAAAGAATTTTATTGCAAGGTGCTTTAGCAGAAGTATTCTTTTATTTGCAAGACGACGATCAAAGCGTTAAGTACGCTCAACTGTTTCAAGCAGAGATAGCGTCATTAAACGACGAAGATAAAAGAAGAAACGCTAAAGGCGGAAATATTCAAACTAATTACTCAGGAGGAGGCTTATTATGAGTACAACACCCGCAACTCCTGACGTAAATCCGATAGGAGCAACAGATGACGCAGAAGGTGGAGGCCTTTTTGGCGGAACTCAAACCTCATTTGTAGGTATTTCAGCAACAGTGGCTCAAAGCGTTACAGACGCGCAAACCGCGGCTAATTCAGCAGCAGCTACGGCAGCTCAAATAGCGGCAGATACAACAACAGCTAGTAACGCGGCAACTGCCGCAGGTGTTTCAGAGACAAATGCAGCAAATTCCGCAACCACAGCCAGTAACGCAGCAACAAACGCGTCTAATAGCGCTACTGCAGCTAGCACGTCTGAGTTAAATGCGTTAGCTTCTGAAAACTTAGCTGAAGATTGGGCAATTAAGACGTCTGGACCAGTGGCAAACGGCGAGTATTCTTCAAAATACTATGCAGGAACTATAGCAGCAGATGCAGCTACGGCTAATACTAAAGCAGCTGAAGCTTCTGATGATGCTGATGACGCAGAAAAGCTAGCTATTAATGCATATAACGTGCAATATACGCTTAGTGATGGCGTAACAACTGGCTATTCTGCCTTACACCACGCTACTAATGCGTCTACATCTGAAACTAACGCCTTAAATAGTGAAACTTTAGCTAGCGAATGGGCAAGTAAAGTAGATGGTATTGTAGATAGCACAGATTACTCAGCTAAAGCATGGTCTATTGGTGGTACTGGTGTTACAGACACAGCTGGGGCTGGCCCCGCAAAAGATTGGGCTATTGAAACCACTGGTCAAGTAGATGGTACTGAGTATTCTGCTAAGGAATATGCTCAAGGAACCCAATCAAGCACCGGAGGTAGCGCAAAAGACTGGGCTATTAAAACTACAGCAGACGTAGATAGCGTTGACTACTCGTCTAAAGAGTGGGCTGTAGGAAGTCAGTCTTCTCAAGCAAATGGATCTGCTAAACAGTGGGCCATTGGTGGAGGAAGCACGTTTGATAGAGATACGCTTGTAGATGCTAGCGAATACTCAGCTAAATATTACGCAGAACAGGCCAGGTTGGAAGCAGTGTCTGCTGCCGCTGCCGCGGGTGGTGGTGCAGTTAAAGTTAGTACTGCAGATACTTCCACCGGAGAACTTTCTGTAAAGCTCGTAGAAGGAACTGAGATTAAACTTGATATTGTTGATCCAGGTGGAGCAGAAACATTAAAAGTAAGTGCGCCTAATATGGTTGCTTATGCTATTGCACTTGGAGGTTAATTATGGCTAAAAAACTTTTACAATATTATACGTTTGACGCAGCCACTCAAACGATTACTATTGAAGGTATCTATGGCTTAGACCGATTTTTGATGATTACAAACGTAACGGATAATATTATTCTTTATGTGTTTAGTAATCCAGACTTCGGATTTTCTAGCTATTCAATTGATACCGAGGCAGAAACAACGACAGTTGTAGTAGACTACGACACCACGTCTATGTCAAATAGCGATGAACTACAGATCTTTATTGAACAAGAAGGTCAAGAGTTTATGCCAGCAGAACCGTACATTGATGCAGTATCTAAGTTTCGGGTAACAAATCCTCAAAACTTGATTGATACTGACTTTGAATACGGTCTTCAGTCTACAAAGTGGGAAACACTTGAGCTTGTTAAAAACATTCCTACGTTTTATAGTAGAAACGGTGATGAATCGTTAGATCTTGTTAGTATTACTCGCACTAGCGGAAGCGAAATTATTAGTGTTGAAACAGATCAAGCTCACGGCTTGGCAGTAGGTAATCCGATTATTGTTCAAGGTACTGATAGTATTAGTGCTAATGGTGCTTTTGTTATAACTAAAGTAGTTGACACTACTAATTTCCAGTATAAAAGTAAGTCTTCACAAACATCAACAGGAAGCATTTTAGATACTTATACTCAAGTATTTGTTGGTAGTGTTTATCAAGGAACAGAGTTTCAACTAAGCGATATAAACAGTATTACTACAGATAGCGCATCACCTGCTTCTACATTAACTGTAAGTACTGAAACTCCTACAGGGTTTTCAACAGGGACTAGCTTTTTCTTAAGCAATAGCGTTGGTAGTAAACAAATAACCTTTGACGCTGCTGCAGTTGATCCTAGTAATACTGGTTGGAAAGTAGAAACTCATAACTCACCAGAAGAAACAGATGATCAAGATACTTCCGGTTGGTCAAGAATTCACTGGCAACCTTATAAGTGGACTCCTAAAAAGGCTAAGTTTTTTGTAGGTGGTACAGATCCAGATGCTACTATTACTGTACAAAATACTTATGAAATAACGTTTACTGATAGCGGTCATGGATTTTCTGATGGCGATTGTGTTATGCACTATAACGCTTCAGGTAATACAAGTCCTGGTGGCCTTTCAGAAAGGTGGTATTATATAACTACAGTAGACGCTAATACGTTTAAACTATCTACTTCTTATGCAAATTATCAAGCAGGAACGTTTGTAGCTATTACAAGTGCAGGAGCAGCTAATTTATACGCACGTAGTTGTTTTGCAGAAGCTATTGAGCCTATTTCACTAAGTTCAAATACGTTTACATTTAGACAAAATGTTCCGTATACAGATACTCCATATATTGCAGCCTATAGCACTGTTTCAAACTTTCAAGCAAGCGCTGGCTATACTGCTGCACAGTTGTTAAGCAACTATGATGATTTTGGAAACGGTCATGTTTGTTATGCTTTGTCTAGTGGATCAACTACTACGCAGTTTTCAAACACAGACGGTGGTTCAGTAAGAACCTTTACTAGTACTACTTTTGCTGGTGTCCTAGTACCTATGAAACCATGGGCAGGACAACATGAAGGGTTTAGTGTTTATTTGCCAGATGCAGGTTTTGAAGATGGTGATTATGTAGTTATAGAGCATGAATCTACTTATCCTGTTGGTTTAGCCGTAAACAAAATGTACGAATTATCAGAAATTGGTAGTGATTATCCTAATCGCTTTCATATTAAAAACTCTGGGAATACCGCAAATAATGATATAGTAGAGTTTACATCTTGGGGAAATTTGAGTACAGGTAACGCTTTTCAATTTAAAGAGTCTGATTGGCGAACAATGGACGAAGCAACGACTGAAGCAGGGTTTAATTACTCTCCTTTTGATGCCCATTGGATAACTCCTGATGATGCTATTTATTTTAAGCCAGATGGTATTGACGCAACAATTGCTAATAACCAGCTTACGTTTGCTACTCCTCATGGAATAACTAATGGCGATACTTATGCGTATTTCATGGGATACGGTAACGCAGTTATAAATACGCTAGCAGACAGTCGTTGGTATTACATAAAAGTTATTGATTCTACTACGATTGAATTCTATACAAACTCTGACTTAACTACTGGTAAACTAGCAATTACTGCGTTTGGAACTAATGGTGGAAGAACACGATCAGCGCTTATTCGCTGTTACACTACAGCAGGAGCGTTAGGTGCTAGTGATACTAAAGAAGAGGTTTACTTTGTTGAGCCTTTAGACGGCGCAACTACTGGTGGCTCACAGGCTTATTTTCCTGTCTATACAACGTTTGCAGGATTTAGTGTTGGAACTTCAAGTAGCTTTTTGATAAATGATTATAGCAGTTATTTAATCTATCCAAAGAAAGTTACTAACAATGGCCAAACAGTAGTCTTTTCAAGCACAGTAAATGGAAGTGTAAAAAATGTTACTAGCACTACAGCCACAGGCGCAGTAATCAAGGCATCTTTAAATCCTGCTAGATGGACGATGCTTAGTAGAGACGCAAGCAAGTGGACTGTAGGAGACTATATTTATCATGTTGCTTCAGGAACTGCTGGTGGTTTAACTAGCGGCGCGTATTATATACTCGATAAGATAGTTGGAAATAGAATTGGATTTAGAACCCTTGCTTCATCAACTTCATTAGTCCTCACGACTCCGAGCTCATACACTACTTCTGCTTATTATAGCTATTGGCTTCCTCGTAGTTCTTATAATTCTGAAGGTGATTATATAAATGCTACAAATCATGGATTAAATGATGGTGATCTTGTTGCTTATGATGCAGGGTCAGGGAATCTGCCGTTAAAAGGATTAACAGATGGTACTACGTATTATGTGTTTAATTCCGAAAACGACAAGTTTCAATTAGCTACTACGATAGATGGTTTTTCTGAAGATGCAGTAGAGTTCAACCAAAATAACACATTTATCGGTAGCAACGTTAATATTTATCCAGGACCAACTACTTCTACTGTACACAACTTTAATACAGGAGATAGAGTACAGTATCTTAGCGATACGCCTGTTCCTGGGTTACAAAACGGCCAGTTTTACTTTGTAAAAGATCAGGCTAGTACTTATATTAGACTGTATCAAACTAGAGAAGGAGCTATTAATAACGTAGCTACAGACTTAATTTACATTGGATATCCAAGAACAGGATCAGGAACGTTTAGAAAAACCACTGCTGTAGACATTCTTACGGCAGGAACAGGTAATCAAACGTTAAATGCGAGTACTGTAGGTTCTTCTGATGGTGTATATACAATAGATAGTATTGTAGACGATACGACCTTTACTATGGCCGCTAATACACAGATTAATAATAGATCTGTAAACTTTAGTGGTTTGCCAAATGTTTGGGTAGAACAAGACGCTATCTATCTTCCAGACCATTTCTTTGTAAATGGCCAAGAAGTGACTTACTCTCATGACGTTGCTTTAACTAGCATGGGTGGCTTAACTAATGGAAGTAATTACTTTATTATTAAAATAGATCGTAATTGGATTCGGTTAGCTTCAAGCGCAGCAGATGTTTTAACTAACACCTATATTACCATTACATCTAAATTTGGTGGAACGCATACTTTAACTGCTTCAGCGATTTCTGGAGAAGTAATAGGAGCAGGAACTGTAAACGTTGATAGTGGAAATGATAAAGTAACTGGTGTAGGAACTAACTTTACTTCGTTCTTTAATACTGGCGATTCAATTACGCTATATCAAGATCCTTCAACTACTAGCTTAGCAGTAACTGCTGTTAACACTTCAACAGCGGTTTATACTACAGCAGCACATGGATTAACTACTGGCGATATGGTTGTTATGGATGCAGTAGATCCTCCAGCAGGAACGGTTAATGGTTATATTTACTATGTAAATGTATTAACCTCAACTACTTTTACCATTCATACTAGCGAAGCTAATGCAATAGCAGGGACCAATGCTGCAGTTGCGTCAGACGCTGGTACTACTGTAGCGTTTAAAATCTATAATGATTTAGGTGATGTACATACAGGCATTATTAAGGCTGTTACAGGTCCAGGAACTTTAGAGTTAACTGAAAATGCTACGGTTTCTTTGAGTGATGCAAACTATGCTATTGGTACTTCATTGCTTATGCGTGCCGACGGTTTTGCTTTGCATAGACCTTATGATGGCGGCGTAGATCTTATTCCGTCAAAGAACCCTGACAGTTCTATGATACGTCAAACAAGACGATACTTTAGATATCAATCAGGTAAAAGTATTCAAGTTTCTTTTGCAGTAAACTTTAGTCCGTCTACTCAAATTGAAAACTATACTTATGATTCGGTAACACAACTAGGTACTATAACTACACGTTATCCTCATCGTTTAGATGATACGCTTAGCGTAGTTATTTCAGGTGCAACTACTACTAGTCCAACTAACTATTGGAATGGGGTAAAACCGATTGATAGTATCGTTGATGATTACACATTCAAAGTAACGCAAGGAGGAGCGCCTACTGTTGATGCATCGTCAGGCCCAGGCGGTTTGCCTGAGTTTTATGTTCAAAGCTGGAGTAATAGCGCTTTACGTTGTGGATTATTTGATGATCAGAACGGTATGTTCTTTGAATATGATGGCTCTACTTTATATGCTTGTCGTAGAAGTTCTACAGTTCAGTTAACCGGCACTTCAGCTGTTACATTTAGAAGTGGTCAAATTCTTGGCACAGGAACTAAATATACCAAGCAAGTAGTTGTTGGCGATAAAATCGTTATTAAAGGCCAAACTCATGTAATAACTAAGATTGCTAGTGATACATTGATGTACATTATGCCTTCTTATAGAGGTGTAAGTAATTCTAACGTTATTATTACAAAAACAGAAATTACAAGAGTAGCTCAAAGCGATTGGAACCTTGATCCTTGTGATGGTACTGGTCCAACAGGATTTTACTTAAGACCACACCGTATTCAAATGGCTTATATTGATTATAGCTGGTATGGTGCAGGTAAAGTAAGATTTGGGTTTAAAGACCAAAGAGGCCGTGTTGTTTATGTACACGAGTTTGTGCATAATAACCATAAGAACGAAGCATATTTACGTTCAGGTAATTTGCCTGCTAGATATGAAATTGAGAATGTAGGTACACCAACTTATGTTCCAGCCCTAGCACACTGGGGTACTTCAGTTATCATGGATGGTAAGTTTGATCCTGATAATGCTTATGTCTTTACTGCAGCTAGTAATAATATTCAGTTAACTGGCAGCTCAACCGTTACTGTATCGGCAAGAGCAGAAACCCAAAGCGATTACTATTATTTCTTTAATAATAGATGGTATAATATGGGTAGAGCGTTGTTAATCGAGACTCCGAGCTTCTTATATAACTCTGTTCCGGCTAACAAGATAATTGCTGGAGCAAGTGTAAATAGTAACACATATACGCGTAATCCTTATTCGTACTTTGGATTACCTAATCAGCCTTATCAAGTTAGTTTAAGAACAAGATATGGAAGTGCTAGTGCATCAAGTACTGAAGATGTTAGGAGCTTAATGCTAATTAATCAATCACCAACAGGAACCGCAGGAACTGTAAGTAACTATACTGTTACTGTAGCAACTACTGGTGCGCCTGTTGTTTACGATGTACCATTAATTAGTATTCGATTAGCTCCCTCGGTAGATACAAATACTCCTGGTTTCTTAGGTGAAAGAGAGATTATTAACCGTATGCAATTAATTTTGAACTCGGTAGGTATTCTATCTACACACAACGCAGAAATAACTCTAAGACTTAATGGTCTTACTACTAATACTGCGTGGGAACGAGTACAAAACCCAAGCTTAAGTCAACTTGTTTATCATACTAACCAAGATACAATTAGTGGTGGTATTGATATATTTGAATTTAGAGCGCAAGGTGGTGTTGGTACTACAGGACGTAGCGCGTTGGTTACTGATCAAAGTCTTATTGGAACTACTACGCTAGGTAACTCTATACTTGGCGGTGATAACGTATTTCCAGACGGGCCAGACGTTTTAACGGTAGTTGCAAAACTATCTGAAGATCCGTCTACAGTTAGCAATACAAATCCGTTTAACATTACGTCAAGAATATCTTGGTCTGAATCACAAGCTTAACGGTAATAATAATAAACTCAAGAGATCTTCATGGTCTCTTGGGTTTCCTTTGGAGGTTAACATGACTTTAGAAGCTGAAGCCGTTCAAAAGGAACTGGAGGCCCACGAACGCGAATGCGCTATAAGATACGGCGCAGTACAAGAAAAACTTGAATCGTTAGATAAACGCTTATGGCGTCTTGAAGCGATGATTATGGGTTCAACGATAGTAATTGTTGGACTTGCCCTTACTTTAATGATGAAAATGTGAGGTTGAAATATATATAAATGATAGCTGAAACCATGGCTGGAATAGCTTTGGTAAAGAGTGCTGTTGAGGGCATTAAATCAGCAATCAATACCGCCAAAGATATCGGTGAGATAGCATCTCATGTAGATAATCTTTTAGAGGGCGAAAAACAAGTACAACAAAAGCGGGCTAAATCATCTGGCGTTGGAGGTATTGGCGACCAATTAGGTCTGAAGTCAGTGGCACAAGAGGTTATAGATGCTAGGCTTGCTCAAGAAAAAATAAATGAAATGAGAACTATGATTGACATGAGATTTGGTCCAGGAACTTGGCAATCTATTGTTGATGAACGAGCAAAGAGGATACAACAAATAAAAGAGGCTGAAAAACAAGCTAAGAAAGAAGCGTTATTAAAACAAGAAGAGTTAATTGAAAACGTAAAAATCGGTGCTGTAGTAGTAAGCGCGTTAGTAGCGTTGTTTCTTATTCTTGTTTTAATTATCTCAAAATAGGAGGATGCAATGTTTGAGGCGCTAGTATTAATATGTATAAACGGTGACATTAACGAACAATGTTTAGAGGCGGCAGACACTTATGGCCCTTATGTTACTGTTGACGAGTGTAAGCATCGTGTTGCAGAAATGGTTTATGATTTATCTATTATAGACTCACCATTCAAGCCAGCTGGAACACGTTGTCACGAAGTAAAACCAAAAGGAGATGCAGTATGATACAAGCGCTTATTGGACCTGCAACCGCTTTACTAGATAAGTTTATAGAAGATAAAGATCAAAAGGCAAAATTAGCTCATGACTTAGCTACTATGGCTGAGCGTCATGCGCAAGAGCTGGCTAAAGGACAACTTGAAATAAACAAAGCAGAAGCACAAAGTAGAAATATGTTTGTAGCTGGTTGGCGACCGTTTGTTGGTTGGTCTTGCGGCTTAGCCTTGTTTTGGCATTTTCTTGGACTACCTTGTACAATGTTTGCAATGTCCGTTTTAGACGTTGCTATACCGGCCGATCTTCCGGAGTTTGATATGGATACCTTAATGACTGTGCTATTAGGTATGTTAGGACTCGGTGGCATGAGAAGTTTTGAGAAGTTTAAAGGAATTACTAAGTAATGAATGTAGATAAATTAAGAGCAGATCTTGAACTTGACGAAGGAGTCAAACATGAAATTTATCTCGATCATCTTGGCCTTCCTACTTTTGGCATCGGCCATCTCGTACGGGAAGAAGATCCGGAGTTTGGAGAGCCAGTTGGCACATTTGTCTCAGACGATCGAGTGGCTGAAGCGTTCGAACAGGATATACAAATCACAATTGACGACTGCGAAAAACTCTATCCCGATTTTTATGAATTGCCAGAGGAAGCCCAGCTCATTATCGCAAATATGTGCTTCAATCTTGGATACCCACGACTATCTAAATTTAAAGGAATGAAACGTGGTGTAGACGCCCGTGATTGGAACACCGCAGCAGATGAAATGGTAGATAGTAAGTGGTATCGGCAAGTTCCTAATAGAGCCGAGAGGCTTGTCCAAAGAATGAAATCAATTTAGTCTCGTGTCCCCTATTACAGATCGAAACTATAATAGGAAGAGGCTAAAATGCACAACATAGAATACATAGGCCCGGAGACCTCACTCTCCCAAGAAATAGATAAGATGAAGTATAGGCAAGAAAACGAAACGTTTGACGAAAAGATTAAGCGCATTGCAAAAGCCTTAAGTGATGGTGAAGAACATAGATACCAATTAGAAGATATTCTTGGCAACATGAGATTTTTACCTGCTGGTAGAGTTCAAGCCGCTATTGGATCTAATCGTATCACTACTGCCTATAACTGTTTTGTATCTGGTGAAATTGAAGACAGTATGAATAGTATAATGGAGAAAGCCAGTGAAGCAGCTGAGACTATGCGTAGAGGAGGTGGTATCGGTTATGACTTCTCTAAAATCCGCCCACGTGGTGACAGGATTAAATCACTTGATAGCCAGTCGTCGGGGCCGGTTAGTTTTATGGGCATATTTGATGCTGTATGCCAAACCATCGCGAGTTCGGGACATCGGCGAGGTGCACAGATGGGCGTTCTTAGGGTTGACCATCCGGATATTGAGGAGTTCGTTGCTGCTAAACGTAATTCTGACAAGCTTACTGGTTTTAATGTTAGTGTAGGTATAACAGATGAGTTTATGGAGGCCTTAACAAATGATGGCGACGACTCTTTTACATTGCGCTTCAATGGTATCGAACACAAGATCATTTCTGCAAAAACATTGTGGGAAGAAATCATGTCGTCGACTTGGGATTGGGCGGAACCTGGTGTGTTGTTTATTGACCGCATTGCGGAGATGAATAACCTTCACTATTGTGAAACTATATCTGCAACCAACCCTTGTGGTGAGCAACCTTTGCCTCCGTATGGAGCGTGTTTATTAGGAAGTTTTAATTTAACAAAGTATGTAGGAGACTCTACATTTGACTTTAATAAATTTAAGAAAGATATTGCGGAAGTTGTACGAGCAATGGACAACGTTATTGACCGTACGATTTACCCGCTTAAAGAACAATCAGACGAAGCAAAGAACAAACGCCGTATGGGACTTGGAGTTACAGGGCTTGCCAATGCTGGCGAGTTATTGGGATACGAGTATGCTTCAGAAGAATTTATGGAATGGGCAGAGTCCGTCTTTGTTTCTCTCAGAGATAGCTGCTATAGAGCTTCAGCAAGACTCGCTAAGGAAAAAGGTCCATTCCCACTATACAGAGAAGAATATTTAAAGTCTAACTTTATTCGTACTTTACCCGCATCTATTAAAAAGGAGATACGTGAATATGGTATACGCAACAGCCACCTAACTAGTATTGCACCTACTGGTACTATTAGTATCGTAGCTGATAACGTGAGTGGTGGTATCGAACCTGTGTTTAGTCACTATTATGATAGAACAATTCAAACGTTTGAAGGTCCTATTGTAGAAAGAGTGGAGGATTATGCGTATGCTAGAGGTATAAAAGGAAGAACAGCAAATGACATTTCAGTTCAGGATCATTTAGCTGTTTTGCTTTTAGCTCAACACTACATTGATTCTGCTTGTTCAAAGACTTGCAATGTAGGAGAAGACGTATCGTATGAAGAGTTTAAACAGGTTTACTTGGATGCCTGGAAAGGCGGGGCGAAAGGATGTACGACGTTCAGACTTGGTGGAAAAAGGTTTGGCATCATGCAAGCCGTGGAAGAGGAAGAGACGAGTACTGGCGAGACTGCGGAAATGGCTGAAGAAACGGGAAAGGCAGAGGCTTGCTTTATCGACCCGACAACTGGCCATAAAGAGTGCGCATGAAAATAGACCTTCCTACTGTTCCACCAGAAATAGAGAATTACAGATTTAACATATGCAAGTCATGTGACAAGTATATTAAACTAACAAACCAATGTAAACGCTGCGGCTGCTTTGTGTCTTTAAAAGTAAAGCTGCAGCAAGTACGTTGTCCTGACGGAAAATGGGAGGCTTATGATGGCTAACGAACTTGTGTCTATAAATCAGCTCGACGCAGCTGGTGTAATATTAGACGCTCCACCTTCGGGTCTTGCTCCTAACGCGTTCAGCGATGCTCGTAACGTAAGATTTAGAGATAGCGCTGCGTCTAAGATGACTGGCGAAGTTATATTGAACGCTATTCCTGACCAAGACTCAGTTCTTGTAACAGAATACGCGGCGTTTGGAACGACCTTTGGCCCTGCAAGATACCTTGCGTATTGGCCTAATCCGAATCTTGGTGAGCTTTCTGCTTATTATATCTTTATTATGGCTGTATACAACAGTAACGGTGTTCATATAGCTGATAGGGTTTATTTGCAAGACGAAGAAGGTAATTTTAAAGACGTTACTCCACCAACCTTAGTCAACGATGATGGCTATAAAGGGTTTAGTCCACGTGGGTCTTGGCACCATACGTCTTTTACAGGTGGATTTGCTATCATTATTAATAACGGTATTGATAGACCTCATTACATTTTAGATACAATCAACAATACAGTCTTGAATGACGTGCCTGTGTTTGCTGAGTTGCCTGGTTGGGACTCTTACAATATTGATATTGAAGCAATCAATATTATTTATGATACTCACCAGGGAGTCACGTTTAACTTAGGTCAAAAAGTAGATTTCGCTAATTATTATATTGAGGTAGACGTTAACGGAACAAGCTATTCAGTAGTTACAGGAACGCCAAGCGGATCAGGTACTCCTAACGGTACTGACTTTGTTCCAGGTACTTTACCTACTTCTGGAATCTCTATGTCTTCAAATCAATTTGAGATATATAATGATGCAGCCTCAGATACGACTGTTGTTGCAATCGATTCGCTTGTACAAGACGATCCATTAAGTATTAAGATTATTTCTAGAAACGTAGTTCAAGTAAGAGCAGGAGTGTTACGATCTTTTGGAAACTTGTTAGTAGCCGGAGATTTAGTTGAAATAGACTCTGTTTCTGGAGACGTTATTAGAAGATTATCAGGTGTTGTAAGAACTTCTGACATTGCTGTAACAGGCGCTATTCCTAATAACTGGAACCCGTTTGCTGCAGGAGCAAGTACTGCCGATGAGTTTACTTTGTCTGATACTAACGTAATTCAAGAAATGAAATCTATTCAAGGTAGCTTGTACATTTACACAAATAGTTCAATTCATTCCATGTCTTTAACTAATAATCCTCTGCTACCTGTTAGGTTTACTCAAGTTACAGAAAGCTACGGTTGTATTACTACAGGTGCTGTTGTTGAATACGACGGTAAACATCTAGTTGTAGGTAGTAATGATATATACGCTTTTCCTGGACATCCAGCAAATATTCAATCAGTAGCAGCAAACAGAGTTAGAAATTACTTTTATAAAAACCTAAACCCGCTGCATGAAACAAAGTTGTTTACTCTTTTAAACAAGGCTCAAGATGAGATTTGGATTTGTTACCCAACTTTGAATTCAATAACTGGCGAATGTGATGAAGCTTTAATTTGGAACTATCGCCAAAATAACTGGACAAAAAGAGATCTTAACGAAGTTATTGCTGGAGATATGTCTCCTATTCGTGGTGGAGGAATACCTCTTACAACTATAGATCTTACTTCTGGTTCTTCAGGAAACGATATAGCTATAAACACAGGTCGTCAAGAAGTTCAAACTATGACTATCTCTGGTAAAATGATGGCAGATCACGATGGTGTTAAGCAACAACAAGAATTTGACATACCTACGTTTACAGCGTTTAGTACTGAATCTCCAGAAGAAATGGAATATACGTTTATTGGAGATACAGGACCAAATATTACTTATGCTAAGTCTAGAATTTACTTTGGTCAGGCTGGAAGAGTCATAGCTTCAAGCGATGCAGGAAATGTAAATGATGTTGTGTTTACAAGAAATGCAGCTGTAGGAGGAGGCTTAGTAATAGAGTTTACTCTTCAAAACGGCGGAGGTGCTAGTAATGTTCCTATCAGAATTAATGGATCGGACATATATAATACTAACGATGGAGTGACTAGAACCGTTGATACGTTTCTTACAGACCTTGCAAGTTATATAAACGATCTTGATGGTTCACACGCATTAGGAGACGTTACAGCAAGTCGCGTAATTTACGGACAAGACTCTAACGGCGATGATATTCATCTTTTAGAAATAACTTCTAACGTCCCAGGACAGCGAAGCATTACAAATGTTACTGCAGACGTTTACACTGGTACAACTGTCGGTACTTCTGGTAATGGCACAGATCAAGAAGTTGATGTTAGCTTTACTCAAACGGCAGCTACTACGCTAGGCTATTTGTGGCCTACTCAAGCAACTTACAAAGCAACTAGTACGACCACTCCTGGAACTGGTGATCCAAACTTATCTATTCCTTTCTTTGACGAAGATTATACTTGGAACAATTTTGGTAGCACAGCTACTAGCGATTCAAGCGGTCATGAAACAGTAAGAGACGCTATTAGCGAATTACAAATGTTTATTGGAGGTTGGACAACTGCAGGAGCAGGTGGTAGTTACCCAAGCAACTTTACTACTACTTATACAGTAGCTAGAACTGGCGACTTGTACTTTATTTTAACAGGAGCTGGTGGCGGCGGTGCTGACCATAACTATGGTGGTGGAGCTGGTGGAGCTGCAGGTGGTACAATTGCTGCACAAGCAGGAGATACGATTGACGTAACAGCAGGTGCTTCAGGACCACGAGATAGTTACGGTGGTGCTGGTTATAGTGGACGCGCATCTAAGATAGTGTGGAAACGAAACAACGTTATATTAGCAACTATTGAAGCAAAAGGCGGTGGAGGTGCAGATAACGGTTCCGTTGGCTATGGAGGCTCAGCTACGCCCAGTTCTGCGCCTAGTGGTATAACTAATTATTGGACTTATAGAGGCGAGAACTCAACAGGTTCAGTAAACCCTGGAGAAGGTAATCGTGGTGGCTCTAGAAACGGTGGTCGTGGTGTTTTTGCTTGGTATCAAAATACTACAGGACTAACAAGAACACTTACACTTGATCCAATTACTACTAATAATACTGGCTTAGACGGAAGAACATACGCTGGTCGTTGGTCTCCTGGTTCTCTTAATTGGAAGCCTGAATATGGTGGTTTTGGTGATGGTACACAAGCTCACTCAGATTCTCCATCCTGTTGTACATGGAATGCTATTCCGCCAGGAGCCGTATGGCTTTGGCAAGATGGTGTAACTACCGATTATACTATTACTAATAATAGAACAATTGGAAATCATTTTTTGCAGCAAGATCTATATAATCTTACTTTAAACGCGGTTCCTGATCAAACTGTAAACTACTTAGCTACAGGTAGTTCTACTACAGTTTCTATATTAGGGGCTTATTCAGATCTATCATGGACAGCTGAAGTGTTAGGAACACAATACTCATCTTTCAGTCTTAGTGGAGGCAGCAGTGGATACTTCCCAAACGCTGGCGGAACAGGAATAGATGTAACTTACTCTTATCATCCTCAACAGCAACCACCCGGATCATTAACTTTTACGAATAACGGTAATGCTCCGGCTACAATTTCATCGATTAATGTGGGCGGTAATACTTTTAACTTTTCAGACGCTGATTTTCAAATTGGAGAAACTCACGGTCCTTGGGGTAGCAGCCTCTCAGGGTGGACGATTAATGGTACGTACCTCACTAACACAGGAGGAGATACTGCTTTAGGAACAGATGAATATACTTCTACGCAAGGTAATGGCGTTTATGGAATATCAGCTAATGATAGCCCATCAATAACAATTAGGTTTGCTCAAACTGCTTCATCATATGTGCCTAACGGCTTTACAATAGATGTTACTTTACCTGCTAATGAAACAAGTAGCGAAGATATATCTTTAAATCTGGTTGCTGCGTTAAAACAAATAACTGAGTTTTCTGGTTTAGATCCTAGAATTCCAAATCAAACGCAACCAACTGGAGCTTATTATTATGTTGAAGCTAACGCAGACTCTTTACTTAGGGTTGGTAGTAATGCAGTAAACATTTTCTCGATAAGTAATGAAGATATTGATGCGTCATTGTTAGTTGTTTCTGCAATAACTAAAACGGCTAGTACAGAATATTTAAGTACTCAATTTGGCGGTCAAATGCAAATTACGCAAATCGTTAACATAGATGGCTCAACAGCTACAGGAACTAGAGCTCCAACTATTAGAATGTTATATGATAATACGTATCTTGATTTTGTTTTGTTTGGCCAAAACTGGACTCAAGAATTATTGGCTGAAAAGGTGGCGCAAGTTTTAGATAATACACCAACATTTAGGGGACAGTATTCTAATACTTCACCGTATACAGTTACTGCAACACGAGAAATAGGTGAAGCAAATACAAACTTAATAACTATTGGAGTTATTTCAGATCCTGATAATGTTATGCCAGCTACTCTTGCTGGACAATTTACAGAAACTGTAGCAGGTGTAGACCCTAGCGCAGGTCAAGGAACTATGACCTTAACTTTACCAGCTAGTGAGTTTCTTCCCGCACAAAACGTTACTGTTAGAGTTGCAGGAAACTATAACAACCAAACCTCTACTGGGGTAGAGTTAAATTCTAGTCAAATAGGCGACTTGATTAGAAGTACTAATATTTCTGGTTGGGTAATAGGTGGTTATGGTGCTGATGTTACCTTTACAACCGCAGATAATTGGTCTGTAAATAGATTAGACGATGGCGCTGGTACAGGAACGGTTCAAAACTTCTTATGGGAAATGACTGCAGATGATGATGGTGGTTTATTTGCTGTTCCATCTGATCCGTTGCAAGACACTACCGCTGTTGAAACAACATCAGGAATACCTGTTAGATATTCTCAACCAACAGTATTTCGTATTTTGTACTCTGATAATACGTTTCAAGACTATGTATTTGGAGGAGGATATAATGGAGCGTTAGCTATAAGTACTCCTTATAATGCTAATTTGTATTCGGGTGGTCAAAGTACTACAACTTATACTAACGTTGAAATGGTAGATAAGCTAGAGTCTGGCATTAAAGCAATTGGTGGTAGAACTTTGAATGTAGAAAGAACAGGCAATAGCTTGCGTATTTCGCCTATTCAGTACAGTACTACGGGTCTATATATTCAAAGTGCAACACTTACTTACGGAGGAACTTTAGCTCCTCAGTCTTTAACGGTTCCTATACAAACGGAAGTACTTTCTACATTAGGTAGTACAATAAGTTCGTTTGGAAGGTTTGATCCGGACAGGCCTTGGGCTAATGACCAAGTAAAAAGCGGTAGTATATATCCGATCTTTATACAAACAAGTAACGCTAATACTTCGGATAGTAAAATAGTTGCTGCAGATATAGGATACAAATTTAACGCTGATCCCACTAATAATATTGCAGGTGATGAGTATATTTCTTTTGTTGAACGTAGAGAACTTGGTATTTCTCCACATTTAGATACAGAACAAATAGTTACTACAGCTTTGCAAGCTACCGGCGGTACAGCAACCGAACTTAATGGTCCTTTGTATTATCCAACGCTGCATATGAGAGTGTCGCCAACAAACTATACTGGTGATAAAGCAAATCTTTTAGCTACTGCGAGTCTTACAAATGACTACACTATAACGCAAGACTACAAGATTGATACTAAGATTACTGGTCGATTCTTAAACTATAGAATTGACGATGCAGATCAAGATCCTACAGTCGCAGCGACTAGTTACGCTTGGAGCTTGTCAAGTTTACAAATGGAGATTAATAAAGGAGGATCTCGTTAATGCAAAATAAACCTCCTATGGTTGAAGATAATACTATGGCTACATGGTTATTTGAAGCGACTGATAACATTAATCTTCAAGATGATAAAATGGCTAATTTGCTAGACGCTATTAAAAAGGCGACTAGCTTAGCCGACTTGCAAGATAGAGTAAAGGAACTATATTGATGATACGTAAAATAGAGGACAATGATGTATTAGAAGCAATTAAGCTTATGGACAAGTCGACAAAAGATCATAAGTATCTTGGATACGATCGTAACGAAACTATTTGGATACAGTATTTTTTGTCGCTTGTTGAAAAGCAAAAGGAAGGAAGTCCTCATGTTTTAGTTATTGGTGACTATGCTAATGACGGAAAACTTAGAGGCTTTCTTTCTGCTTCTACATTTAGCAGTTATTATACAAAAGAGTGGGTGATGGACGTAAAAGATTGTATTGTAGATCATGACTATAATAATACGTTTACTGTCTATCGCTTGTTTGACGCTATGATTGCTCATGTTAAAGAGCATGGTGGTAAACATTGGCGTGCCGACTCTGTTCGTAGTGAGCAAGAAGCTATGGACTATGGTCGTTTCTTGCAACACCGCTATAACGCGGCATTACACGTTTCGGTAAGAGGCGTTATACAGGAGAATTAAATGCTTTTAATTAAAATGATGGCGGGAGGAGATCCGTTTGGAAGTTCCATTGCCCGCAAAGGAGGAGGCGGTGGTGGTGGTACTACTACTACCACTGTTTCCGGTATTGATAAGGAATTTAAGCCTTATCTAAAACGAGTTCTTTCAGACGTTACTGATCGTTACGAAGCTGAAGTAGCTGGAGGGCCAGACGCAATTGTAGCTAAGCTTGACCAAGCGCAAATTGACGCTATTAACGCACAAGAAGGCCTGGGCCGTGACGCACTAGCGGGTCGTGGTATCTATGACGTACGTGGCGCTCAAGAAAGAGACTTACAAAATCTTGCTGGCAGCCAAGCTATGCAACAATATATGAGTGGAGGCTTAGGCGGAGCAAGAGCCCAGCGTGGAATGCAATCAGCGTTGGCCGATCGTTCATCTCAAAACTTGGAAGAACAACGTAGAATACAGCAGTATGGTATGTCTCAACTAGGAGAAGCAGGTAGTACTCGACAGGCTTATGAACAACAGCGTCTTGATGCGCCTCATACGTCGGCTAGTCGCTACTTTGGATACCTTGCTGGTGCTCCACAATCTACAACGCAAACTCAAACTGGCGGAGGAGGTGGTAAATGATTACTTTAGCACGTCCACAAGACGAAGAAAATAAACGTCCCTTTAGACAGGCGGCCGCTCCTGCAACTCAAGCAACTCCACAGCAAAGAACTCCTGGAGCAATGGAACAGTTTGGAAACATGGCTATGCAGCGTGGTATGGAAAGAGGCCTCAACAAAGGAGAAGAGCTTGTTACTGAGTACGGTGGTAAAGCAATTGATTATGGAAAGCAAGCCTTAGGTTTTGGTACTCCAGGTCCTTTAGCAACTCCTTCAGCTACTCAAATGACTGCGCTACAGTCGGCCGCACCAATGGCTTCTGCGCCAATGGCTCCTGCAGCTACAATGGGTGTTAGTCCAGGTGCAGCACAAGCTATATTAGGATCAGGTTCTTCAGCTGCCCCTGCTGTTGCTAACGCAGCGGGTATGACAGGAACTCAGCTAGCAGGAACTACTGCGGCTCAGCTAGCAGGAACAGGCGCTGCAACAGGCGCCGCAACAGGCGCTGCGGGTGCCGCAACAGGCGCTGCTGGCGCAGGTCTTGCAGGTGGCGGAGCTATGGCCGCATTAGGCACTGCTATGCCGTGGATCGGAGCTGGCCTATTAGCCGGTAAAGCGTTTGGATTATTTAACGAAGGCGGTATGGTCGGTCCTTTGTCTCCGTCCTATAATTTTATGGGTGGACTTATGAAAGGAGCTGGCGCGCAAATGATGGAAAAAGCTGTAACAGCTCAAGGAAACCAATCAA